GAATTTGGGTTTTTTTGAATCAATGTGTTAAATATTTTTATTGTTTTCCATTCTTCTAAAACTTTCTCAAAAATAAAAATAACTTCTTCTGCTTCAATTGATCGTTTTTCTTTTCTTTTTTTCTCTCGTCGTTCTTGTTTTTTTTCATTATATTGAATTTTATCCATGTTATACATAGTTAGATTTATTTATTTCATTATATTCTTGAATTATATTTTTATAAATTTTCAACAAACTGGTTTGCTTGTTGTAATTTTTCTAAAATTGGTGTTTTGTTTGATTTTGTTCCTACCCATATTTTATCTAAATTTGGATGTTTTTCAACTTTAAAGAATTCGCGACTTCTTGTTTTTTCTTCATTCAACCATTCATGATAATAAACAACATATTTTTTCATTATTTGTTGGGTTATTCCTTCTGGTAGTGGTTTCGCACTCGTTTTTCTTTCTCTTTTTGTTCCCTCTGCGATTCCCTTACTATTTTGTTCTTGTTCTTTTCTTGTAGCTACACGAAGATTTTCTATTGTATTATTTAATGGATTTCTATCAATATGATCTACTGATATAAATGATGTTCCTTTTCCATTTCCATGACATTCTGTAATAATTTGATGTATGTATAAATTGTTTCCAATTATATATCCATTCAGTAATTTAAACCAAGTAATTTTTTTTCCTTTGTTCATATTTTTTTCAAAATCCAATATTTTTTCATAACTCACTGGACATAATTTACAAACAGTATCTTTTTCGCAATACATTAATAATAATTCTTTACCATTTTCTTGAATCTTCCAAATCGGGTTTTTCATAAAATATGGGTCTACTCCATTTTTTGAATAATGTCCTGGAATATATTCTAATACAGAATAATTTTTTATAATAATTTCATTGTAAATATGTTCGCAAATAATATTACATTTTCTTAAATCATATTCATTTCCATTTTTGAATATATAATTTACATTTCCGTTTTCTTTGTATCCATATAAAAATTCTAAATAATTAATTCGTTTGTTATTATAGTTAAATGAAGGGTATATATCAGATTCATTATTAAAAACAAATTTTTTTTCAAAATTTATAATTTTATCTTTATCCTCAATATCTAAATAATATGTATTATTACCATATTCAATAACTCCACATAATAGTTTTTTATCAAATAAATAAATAGGTTTCATTTCTTTAATTATCGTGTCATTATTATTTATTATTTTACAATCAATTTTATTTTCTGATAGATTGATGCCGAAAAAAGAGTCGTCTAAATATGAATTCATCGATTTATCCATATTATATAACTTATAATATAGATTTCTTTAAATTGTTATTTTAACTATTATAGTTTTTATATTAGTTACTTTAATTTGAGTATGCTAACCCACCCCAGTGGTATTATTCTTTACTTTCATAAAGAACATGGACTATCCCTTAAGTCATCATCGAAAATTGCTAGTTTTCTCAGACCCATTCCATTATAGTCTCTGAACCTTCCCCATACGCTTGCTCTATCGCGGTTAGGGGCTTGGCTGCGGATTGTCCAATCCTTTTCGTTGTTACTATGCCCGAGGTCATTACCCTGGGTATTCAGAATGTTTTCACATAATGAAGTAGTAGAAAAGGCTGTAAGGATGTTCCTGCATTTTAGAAATGTTGCCTTCGTGTGACTAAATAGTCAAACAAAGACTAGCTGGTTATATAATACATTCTGATGTTGTTGAATGTATATTTGCTTTACACTGTTTATCCACATTAGGAAGCAAATATCTAATGTGGCAGCCAACTGTTGGGCACAGGTGGTGTTAATGCCCGACATAATTCTTAGCACGTTATAATTGGTGGCGTACACACGAACCTTTGCGGTTCTTGTTCCTTCAACGGTTGCGTTGGAAAGAACTAATTGAAGAGTAGCGTTATCAATTCTGGAGAAGTTGCATGTGCCACTTGGTTGATGTTCTTCTGGGCGAAGAGCAAATGAGTACACGTTAATACCCTCATCAGGACTGCGGGTGTGTACTTGGTATGGTTGTACCCATGAGAAGTATGAACCTTCACGCTCGGAGAAACGATCTTGTCCGTTAAGTTGTAGCTTGGCAACAACAACAGGGTTTGTCCCCAACAATGCATGTCCAAAGAGGTTTCGGATAATACGAAGGTACCAGCATCAGATACTGATGATCCTTCGTTGTGTCCCTTACCACCGAAATCGGAGGTAGTTAAACCTAGAGCAGCTAATGCGGCAGCATTGTCAACAGCAGGGTTTAATGGGACAGCAGATCCACCAAAGTTGGTTTCATTGTATGCGTTGTTGTTGACTCCTCCGTGCCAGTATCCAGTGAATCCATCAGGGATGGAAGCATCAAGAGCACCAGCATCTTGGAATAAACCACGAGCATCAATGAAAGCATTGGAACCAGCAGTGGCATCAGGACCTCCAAAGGCATGGATAGCGTTTGGAAGAGCATCGATGGCATCAGTGTAGTTAAATGGTTGGGCACCTAATACCTTGAATAAAGTTGCATCACATAAAAGTGATGAACAGTAATCTACGTTTTGATCAGGTTGGACGACCCAGATTAATTCCTTAACAGGGTGGTTGAAGTTCAACTTGATTTTGTTGGATGAGGAACCGACGGATTCATCACCAGTGAATTGAAGTTGAGTGATCAAGTATTCATGAGGGTTTTGTGCGAATCTTCTGCGTTCATCAGTGTCTAAGAAGACATAGTCAACGTATAAGGAAGCAGCAACAAGGGATTGGTTGTATGCGATGGTGGCAGTGACTGGAGTTCCAACTTGGTATTGGTTGGCGGCACTGTTGGCATATGGACCTTGTTTTGGGTTTGAGGTGGTGTTGCAACTTAATGAAGTAACAGCCCATAAACATTCATCAATTGGTCTTAAATCAAGGTTAATCTTGACTTCGTGGTACTGTACGAACCACTTATACCCCTTCTTTCGAAGTATTTATTGGCATTCTCATTGCGATTAACTTGTTACATAAATGAGAACTTAGCCAGGGACTAGACTATATCTTAAGTCTTCTACGAAGTTGATTAGACTTCTCAGACCCATAACCATTTAGTCGTTGAACCGTCCTCATATCCTTATCATAATGGAATTAGAGGCTTGGCTGCGGATTGTCTATTTCAAATACCTTTTCGGTATTATCATACGAGGGATTTTTACCATACCTGAGTTCTAATCTCAGCCATCGTAAACTTTCATTTACGATTTGGTACCCTAAATTTGTATTATTTAACTTATTAAATCTATAAACATTAACAATATTATTATAGTAGTAGTGTAATTTTAATTTATTACTTTTTTTACGATTTTCTGTTGATTCTAAGGGTTGTAAATTGGTCCAATGAAAACATATCATAATGTTACTTTCTTTTGTGAAATCAAATAAATTTATAGGTAATATATGGTCAATTTGCCAATAACTACCAAAATTATCCCAATTCATATTTTTATCAAACCTAAATTCTAACCATTTTTTAAACCATTCAATATCACAACCAATATATTTGGCATATGATGTTTTTTGATTTTTCAACATTTTATGAATTTTGCTTCTCAATATTTCGCTTATTTTAAAATTTAAATTTGAAATCCTTTTTTCTTTTATTTTTTCCTTACGAATTGGCAAGTATTCTTTATTCTTATATTTAATATGTTCTTTTATATCTTCTCTATTTCTATACTCCTTTCGTTGATTAGATATATTTTCTTTATTTTCATTTCTGTATAATTTATTTTTAACAAGTAAAGATTCTTTATTTTCTTTATAATAACATTCATTTTTAGATTTTATTTTTTCTCTATTTTGAATATTATATTCATTTCTACAATCTTTACAATCATATCTTAATCCATCTGGAGATTTATTTAATTTGCCATATTTTTCTAAAGGTTTTTCAATTTTACATTTACAACATTTTTTCATGATACTACTATTATATCTATATTTCTTTTTATATAAGTTATCTATACAAATTTTTTTTACATCTTTAAGAGTTTCCCGCAATTTGGATATGTTGCCAGTTGCGATTCAATAGCAACTGACTAGCATCTGGGATTGACAATTTTCATTGTCCCGAGACCACAACAATTTTTCCCTAAAGCATTGCTCGGATACTTTAGGTTGGATACTTTTCTGCCCTACAGATTTTAAGGCAATTAATGGAAGGGCTAAACCAGGGTTTGTGCAAAACCAAAATTGTAATGGAACATACAAGGTAGTCTCTGGTAAAGCGTTACGAGGAGCGCACACTTGACGAGGTGCGGTGGAGTCACAAGGACCATCAACATCAGCGAAGGATGGATCAGTGATGAAGGTTAATTGGGTGGTGTTACCAATCATCTTGAAGTATCCGCGTTGTTGTTCGGAGGTCATGGTAAGTTGGTTCCAGATGTGCATCCAATCACCGTATTGACGGTCAATGCGTTGACCACCAATTTCGACTTCAACTTGGGCGATTAATTGCTCACCAGGGTAATCTAACCAACGAGCATAGACTGAGTGAGCACCTGAGGATAAGGTGGATGAGTTGCCCATCAATTGGTTGATTTCAGGTAAAGTTACTTGTAAGTATGTTCTGTATGCAAGATCACCATTTCTGGAGATGATGCAAGTGACACGGCGACCAAAATCGGCTTGACCGTTGAAGGTTTGTTCGATTGACTCAATCGAAAAGTTGGTGTAACGTCTGTAAGTTACTTTCCAAAAAGTAATCTGCGGATTGCCTGTTAAGTACACATCTTGCAATGTGATCCCTAATATTTCTAAGAGGGGTAGAGTACACCTTAAGAAATTTCCGGTTTTGCTAGAACCATCATAAATTCCCGATTGCCGTCTACTCGTTGAACCTTAATCTTATATCTGCGGTATTTAAATAATTTAATGCGGAGTTTAATTTTTCTTCCAAGGAAATTGTTTTACCAAAAAAACTTTTATCTTTTAAAAAAGGATGATGAGATATTCTATAACCTTCTTTACCATTACTATCTTTATAGTGTCTTAAATATTTTGGTAATGAGGAGTCTTCTTCTCTTTTCCTTATTCTTTTCGGATATACTTTTCCTAAATTTTTTCCAATCATATTTATTCTTTTTAAATTAATTGTTTCTTGAGAATTTCTACCAGATGACCCACCTAAAGTTAGGTTGTATCCATGTGGTGACATTGTATTTAATAATTCAATATAGTAATTTTCGTAATAATTTAATTCGTCAATAGGACATTCTTTCAATATTTCTATTGAAAAATTTTCAGACCCATATTTTCTAATGGAATTGTTTAATAATCTACAACAATTTTTTCCATTCGAATCTCGTATATGATCTTTCCACCTATTAATATATCCCCATTTTTTACCACTTGATAAAATTTTAACACATTGACCAACATACATTTTACCAGAGGGGCTCTTAATACAATAAATTTCTCCTTGATTATCCATTAATTTAATTTAATAAAATATATTTAAATTATTTTCAAAATCGATATAAGATTCTTGGCTGCGGATTATCCAATCTTTAACGTTTTTACTATGCCATTGGACATTACCCAATGGTATTATTTATGTCACCACAAATAAGTAGTAGTTAAAGCTCTAAGGAAGTCCCCGCAATTTGACAATCTTGCGAAATAAATATTTAATTTTTTCATAATAATTGTTCAATATTTAATTCACTAGCGAGTTATATGTTAAATATTATAATTTATATTTAACCACATATTTACACTGTTTATCTATTATGGTGATATGTGACCCATAATAGCAGCTCACTGTTGACGCCCAAGAGTTAAGCGCCGTAAGCTACGAGTTGCATTAAACCGCCTCCCATTTTATAATATTGCTAAAGAAAAAAATTCTATGGAATTTAATTTAATTATAAAATTAATTAATAATCTTATAATTCAAGACTCCCTCTCGTAAATCTACGAAACACACTTGTTTATGTCCATATTCAGCTTCATAAAAGTAAGCAAATAAGAATCGTGTAGTATTTCCTTTTTTCCTTCGTGATTTTTTGTAAAAATATAACTGTCGTTTTTCTTTTTGATTTTCCAACCATCGTTTAATGCGTTATACAAGAATACCATTTTGTGAAACTTGTCGTTATCAATGGACAAGACATAATTTTTGTCTTGTTTATTTTCAATATTAATTTTAATTTTTATTGGGTCTAATTCCATTTTATATTTTGTTCTTAATATTTCCAAGAAAACTAATCTACAAATTTAAACTATATTTTATTTCTAAAAATTTAAAAATGTAAAAAATATAATTATTATCAAGAATAACAAGTTAAAAAACTTTTGTTATTTTTATTAAATACACAATATATGCCTAGTTTTAAACCAAAAACCACCAAAAAAATCAAGGTGAATAAAAAAAGCAATGTCACTTTGGATGGGAAACACAATGAATTTATCAATGAATTCACTAAAGATGAACAAAATAATTTGCCTAAATTAAAAAATGAAAAAAGAGAAATCATGACTAAAATTGAAGAAAATGAAAAATCTTTAACAATGACTATTGAAGAATTGATGGACTACAAAGATCGCCTGAATGAAATCAATAATGAAATCAAAAATATGAAAACCAAAAAAAAAGAATATTTCCTAGATAATTCCAAATATATTTTTCACTATTTTGAAAACAAGAAAAATATTTCCAATGGTGTGGATAATTCTGCTAAATCAAAAAACAAGTTACTGAATTCATTCTTTAAAATAGAATCAAACGCAAATAATGTCATTACAAATCAAAACAATAATATATTTCAAAAATATTTGTCCAACATAGACGACTCGTTTTTGGATATTAATTCATTTTTGAAACCATCCGACGTTTGTCAATCATGTTATAAAGGTGAGTTAATACCGCTTGATGATGAAGGCATATTGATATGTAATCATTGTTCCAAAAATGTCCAGTTTTTGATTGAAAATGAAAAACCATCTTATAAAGAGCCACCCAAAGAAGTATGCTTTTATGCTTACAAAAAAATAAATCATTTCAAGGAAATATTGGCGCAATTCCAAGGTAAAGAAACAACGCAAATCCCGGATGATGTATTAGAAAATTTGAAACTACAGATTAAAAAGGAGCGCATTGATATAAAAAACATGACTTACATCAAAACTAAAGAAATATTGAAAAAACTGGGGTATAATAAATATTACGAACATATTAATTTTATCAAAGACAAGTTGGGATTGAATCCGCCGATTATTGCCCAAGAATTGGAGGAAATATTGTGTAATTTATTTATGGAAATACAGTATCCTTATGCGAAACATTGTCCGGACTATCGTGTGAATTTTTTACATTATTATTATGTTTTGTATAAATTGTTTGAACTGTTGGGAGAACATTCGTATTTACCTGAAATACCCATGTTGAAAGATCGCGAAAAATTAATAGAACAAGATACCATATGGAAAAAAATATGTGAGGAATTGGATTGGGAATTTATTGCCACAATTTAATGATCCGGTTTACAACACATACATTTTCCACTACCTGTATATTTATCTATTGTCCAACTACAACTTTTTTCTTTTCTTTTATTACATTGTGATTCATTGTATTTATTCTTCTTACACTTTGAGTTTCCTGGCGCAATAGGATCTCCTGACCCAGATCCAGATCCAGACTCAAAATTTTCAGCGAAAACAAAACCGACTCTTACAATTCCAGTAACAAAAAGAAATACTATAATAATCAACACCCAACAAAACACGGATAGACCAAAAAACTTTTTAGACATTTTAGCCATATTGTATTATATAGAGATAATATTTTTTATTGTATAAAATACTAGTTATTGATTAGTATTTTATTTTTAATTTATTACATAAAACAAATTTATAGACCTCCTGGGAAACCTACTAGATTTGCGCCGATACCAAAACCAGCACCAGAACGTGCGGTAACGCCAATACTTGGGATGTATGAATCTAAAATACTAAATGTTGCTGCGGCGGTTAAAGCAAGAGCCGCAATTTCATCTAACTTAAGGGTTTGCTTTGGAATTGCGTAGGCGGCAATGGCAACCATTAAACCTTCTACTAAATACTTGATTATTCTTTTTACTATTTCGTAAACGTCAAACATATTATATTAAATGAAAAGAAAAAATTATTTATTTTTTATTTTTTATTTATTAAATTTTTAAAAAAGATTCTTAATTATTTTATTTTGTGAAATGTGAAATATAATAAATGATTAAATAAATACTTAAACGAATTATATTACAT